CTATTGAAAACCGTTGGATTACCGGTCACCGGGTTGTTTGCCAGTGGACGGAATTTTGCAACCGGGACACGGTTTAATTCTGTTCCACCAAAATACAGTGAGATGATTTCCAAGAAATCTGTCGGAACCGTGACTGAGGGTGTTTGCGTCGTAATCGTGTAAGTAACGATATTTTCATTGAGAGGCGTCCTGAGTTGACGCTGAATACGAGCGATGCCCTGGTCGATAAAGTTAGTCGTTAAAGTGGGTGTGATGTCACTTCGATTGAGTAGAGCCTCGAAGTGAGTTTTGATATCGCCGTAATTCATTGTCGTAATCCTCTACGCTTTAGCTCTAGGCTTCTTCTGCGTCTTTGCCGCCTTGCGAAAGTTAGCTGCTGTCGGCGCGTTCTTAGAACCCGGCGATCGCATCCTTTCACCCGAACCAGCAGCAATTCTGGCTCTTTTCTTGTGGATGTTGGTGTACAGTCCTGGTTTTCCACTCATCTAAACCGCCTTGTCTGTTGTGATGAAAGCATCGAGGTTTTCAGCGTGGAGACGCCGCAGGACCTCTTTGATGTCAGTGTTTGGGTCCATGATGTCGAAGCCTTCTTTTTTCCATTTCTCAGCCACCACAACGGGTATCGAGGCCACCTTCATGAACTCACCTTCACGCTGGCCGAGGCTGTTGTTACGGTGTTCCTTGAGGCTGTCTAAGAAAGACTGCGAGATTTCCTGGGATTTCTTGATGAATAAGCCATCTGCGTGTTCACCAAAGTCGACTTTCGTGCCGACAAGATTTGTGTCTTGTTTGGTCAAGATTTTCTCCTTGAGATTTTGGTATTTTGGATTGGACGTGAGGGGCGGCTCGTAAGGAGAGCAAACCGAGCCGTTGCTCCCCTCACTCCAATTGGGTCGTTAACGCTTAGGTAATAGCGTTAATCATGCCTGAGCCTTTTTGGTTCATGTGCATCAATCCGTATTCTCCGACGATGAAATGCTTCTCGGAGTCGCCTGTCTTAGCCAACAGTGAGCGGCTAAATGGACGCAGGACGGCAGAACGCCACATTGACGGATCGAGCAGGAACGCATGGTCGGTCATTTGGTGGCGGTTAAGCACAGTTTTGTAGCTTCCGAATGGGCCAACGTAGAGGTCAATCGCTGCTGTGAGCGTCTTGTTCTCATCGTTGAATGTCCGGTTACGACCTGCACTTGCCGTGAAGTTTGACACAATGATTGCGTCAGCTGGCTTGATCATGAAGATCGTCGGGTCTGCACCTTCATTGAAACATTTCTGACCCAAGTTGAGCAGCATTGTTTCTGTCAGTGCAGCTGTACCACCAGCTTCTGTGGTTGCAGCATCGATCAGCTGGTCACAGCTGTCCATCTCACGGGCTACAGGTGTAGCTGAGTTGTTACCAGCAACCTGTGCATTTGAGGCACCGATCATAGCAAACTCTAGATCGCGCTTGATGCTTTTCAGCGCACGACCAAGGGCATATGCGGTCTCTTTTGCGCGGCCGTATGTCGAAGTGACTTCTGCCGTATTGGCGACCTGGAAAGCCTCTGTGAGGATTTGGGTCGTCCCGCTGAGCATTGTTGTTGGGGTCAACGCATTGATTGTTGCGTCTGCACCTTCAACTGCGGCATTTGCGGCCGGTGCGCGAAGCGAGTCAGATTGGTATTGATACACACGATTATGTACCTTCTGCGATTTCATCATCGAGAAGAATGGTGTGTCATAGGGTGTAATATCGGTAATGCTTAGGTGTTCGCTTGAGGTCGTTAATCTCAAACCGCCTTTCGGCAGCTAACAGTTCAACCTGTTAGAGCAGACTATATCATCTCCCAGACTTGCTGGGGCTGTGCGCTTCGGGCCACTTGGCCCTACTCCATATAGGATAGTCGTTGCACGTTCCTCTTTAGAGGCTTCGCTCAGGATTGCCTGGTCTAGGTGTTCCCTGAGTTCACACAGTTTGTTTTGACGGATTGCTCCGAAAGGACACCATTACTTAATGTCCGAGACATCTTCTTTCTGACCGATACTTTCGTATGAGGTAAATGTACTCATGGTATTGTATTCCTTCTTTTTTCGTTGGGATTATGCTTCCCAGCGTTTCAAGAAGACGTCAGCAATATCATCAATGTCGTTCCCACCATTGGCGCGAAGTTTCGCCAGCTGCTTGTCCACTGCGGATCGCTTTTGATCTGCCTGGTTTGCCGGTGCCTTCTTCGATCGAAGAACCTTTTGGCTGGCTGCTGATTTCTTTTTCTTCACTGTGCTTACCTTCTTTGCTTCATCGTATAGTCGTGCCTTGTTGATCAGTGTGATCACTGCAGGATCGACGTACTGGTTCACGTCATTTTCGGGTAAGCCCTGGGCAATCGCGTAATGACGGATGTCATTGTAAAGCGCATTGCTCCAATCGGGGATTTGCTCTTTTAGGACTTTTACACATTCTACTGCTGCAGCTTTCTGCATCTCAGCTTGTTGTGCCTTCAGTCCACCGTAGTAGCTATCAGCTTCTTCGGTTAGGAATTGCAGGTTCTGGTAGGCGTCCTGAGCTTCTTTGCGAAGCGCAGCAAAGTCTTCCGTAGACATTTCCTTGGCTGCCACAAGCATATCGATTTTCTGATATGGCTCGTAGCGTTCTTGAGCTTGTTGGACCAGCTTATCAAAGACAACCTGGCTTTTTGATATTGCGTCTTCAGCTTCTTTACGCTGTGCAGCAACTTCTTGAGACTTTCGAGTAAGGCTTTTATCCATCCCGTAAAGACGTTTGAGATCACGAATTGATGTCTGATGTGCTTTACCATCGACCATGATTTCGATTTCAAGGTCGTCAGAAACTTCAACAGCATCGCTGTCGTCGTCTTCATCAGCCTCTTCATCGTCGTCAGTGTCTTGATCAGCATCCTCTTCAGAGTCGCTTTCATCATCGTCAGTATCTTCATCGGTGGTTTCTTCCTCAAATTGCTCCAGGTCATCGTCTGTCGTCTCTTCTAATTCATCGATGGCTGGAGTTGCCTCTGGTGTGTCTTCAGATGGCTGAGATTTCCTCTCAGCGTCTTCCCAACGCGCCAAGATGGCGTCTTCCCAGTTACCGTCGTTCAGCTCCTGGGTGTAGTCTTTCTGCGGAGGGGTTTCATTTTGGACGTCGTTCATGATGGTCCTTTATTCCTCTTGATTGTTGTCATCTGCGGCTTCACTGGCTTCGATTTCCGTCTTCACTTGGACACGCTGTTGTAGTGTCCCGACGATATCGACCAGTGCGCGATAATGTTGATATGCCCTTTCCCTGGCGTCGCTTTCCTCTGGTTTTGAGTTAGCGAACGCCTGGAAAGTGGCATCAACGAGTTGGTTTACGGTCGAGTTAAAGGCGTCCGCAGCGAGTAGCTTTTCCGCTGCGATACCCTGCTCGACCAACTTCATTTGTTGGTCTTCCATCTATTT